TCGGCTTTTGTTGATGTACTCACTAGTATAACGGTCTACTTCTTTTTTCATTGTGTTATACTCATACAAACGACCATTTTTATTTTTAGTTTCGGCAACCAAAAAAGGTCCTTCAATATGCAAACATTTTTTACCATTAGCTTCTTCTAGGTAAGTGTAGTTTACGTTATCGTTTATTTCTTTAATGAGTTTCATCGTTATCTTTCTATGGATGTATTGCGTAATCACCGTAGTTAAACGCCGCTGGATCTTGGAACTGACCAGCACTATAGAATCTATTATCTTTATGCAACTCAATAATAACTGTGTAAGCAGCGTTAGCAGTAGTACCAACTGTTTTAATTGTTACGTTACCTGTAGGACCAACGGCATTATTTGAAATGGTTGGTAGTTGATATTGTGGGTTTGAATCAAAAGTACCAACACCCATTGCAATAATAGGCGTAGATGTTGTTGTACCTTGCCATTTTAATTGTACATGACCCACTTCAGCATCAACGGCCATAATAACTCTAGAAATAGTAAATGCTGAATTGGCAAATCCTGTGTATACGGTATTACCTGAATAATATGGTAAGTTATTGGCATTTAAAGCATGAGTTAAAGCTCTCGGATCAATGATAACGGTTTCGTTTTCATCCGAATCAATAATACCAACTCGTTTAATAACGGTTCGTTTATTGGTATCAATTAAAATTTGTGTGCTATTTGCAATTGCCATTTTTCTATCCTATTATTCAGTTTCTTCTTCTTCAGAAGGTTCGTCTTGTGGAACATCTTCTTCAACGGCCGGAATAATTAAATTCCTTGCCATGTTTTGCTTAGCTAATTCCATATGTGCTGAAACTTTATCGTGAATAGATGCATATAAAGCATTTCTAAATTCCACACCGTCATCATTCATTGCATAGTCGATTATATCTTTATCCATTTATTTCTCCCGATTAATTATTTATCATTTTTTTGGCTGTTGTTTTGCCTTTTGGTCTGCTGCTTGTGATGCCATATCAATTTCATGTTTTTGGTTATCTGGATGTTGTGGCTGTTGAGGTACTTGAGACATCATTTGTTGTTGTGCCACATCATTCATTACACCAACCGGTAAACCTAAACCTTCTTCTTTTTCCATTGCAATTTCTTTATCCATTTCTTCAATATCATCGTCTGTCAATCGAAGCACGTTTCTTTGAATCCATAGTTGTGAGAAATATCTTCCAGTATAAGGATCGACCTGTTGTAACAAACCTAACCGGTTGGTCATTAACTCTGCATCTTTTAGTTCTGTAAAGTTGTTGTCTTTGATGAAGTCGTAATGAATGTTTTCCTTCATTTCGTCCCATTCTTCAACGGTGCAAATACCTTTTAACACCACTTGAACTCTCATTGCTTGTTCAAATAGGTTTGAAAACTTAGACCTTAAACGGTCAACAAACTTAGCAAACTTTAATTCATCACGGGTGATTTCACCAGAACGACCAAGTGAAAATCCTGATGTCTCTGGATTTAAACGAGAAACCGGAACACTTAGTGCCTTATATAGTTTCTTTTCAAAGTATTTAACATCTTCCAACTCACCTAGGTTTTGACCACCAGGTAGTGTTGTAATCTCTGTGCCTTTACCACCTTCACGGCGTGGCAACCAAAAGTCTTCCATCATCGACATGAACTTACGGTCATCACGAACTTCACCAGTCTGTGCATCATATACTAACTTGTTCTTATACTTTACCATGATATCACGGAGGTATTGTTCTGCCTTTAATTTCGGTAGATTACCCACATCGATATAAAAAATCCTACGCTCAGGAGCCCTAGAAATTCGATATATGACAGTAGCATCTTCAATCATCCTTAATTGGTTGAGTGGTTTAATTGCTTTGTGTAGATATGAAAGTACGATAGACCTGCGTGAATCCATGAGACCAGAAACAACTGAAATGATGGAGTCTGAAGTAATACGAACACCAACTGGACCAAAGTTACTAGACGAACCAGAGATTACCTTGTCGTTAAAGATGTAGTATTCATTTACCACATCAGCAATCTCTACACCAGTTCTTTCGTCTTTAGATTTTTTAATCTCTCTGACTTTACGGAGTTTTCTTGGATCGATATACCGTAACTCACGAATACCACCTGTTGGATTTTCTCTGTCAATGATAACATGGTAATACATTCTACCATCAACATAATATCTTCTGAAGATATCTTGTCCCATTTGATTGTAGTTTAACAACCTAAGAACAGTATTGAATTCTGTTTTTAATGCTTTTTTAATTTTGTCTGGTTGATTTACATCATCCAACACCATCTTAATACTTTGTCCGGTATCGTCTTTACAAATAGCTTCATTGATAATATCATCGATAGCAGATTCAATTTCTGGTTGCATAGCCATCTCACGATAACGACCAATCAATTCTATTTCATTTTTTGCTGTGCCGTCTAAATCAACATATGTTCCATAATAAGCGGCAGAAGTAATCGTGAGTGCACCATCTTCGTTTGAAGGAGGCGTGAAAGACTGTTGAACGTCTTTGGTATCATCCTTTTGACGAGAGAAGGTAAACCCGAAAAGTGAAAATTTATTAGCTGCCATATTGTCCTATTTCAATTCAAAAAATCATAGTGGAGAGGAGTAAATCCTCTCCGTAAAATAATACATATTAGGTTGTTGTTGCAGATTCCCACCATTGATAGTCAAACGTCACCGAATATTCTTCGATAGAATCGTTTTGGTCCCAACCTAGGTCGATTGTGCCAATATCAATTGGAAATAATCCAACAAATTTATACTCTTTTAATGTATCGCCTGTTTTTCCGTATTGAGTAACAAGAGCATCACTTGTATATGATGTTGGTGTTTTAACATTTATATTACGGAGGTTTCCGGCATGACTATTAATGGAATTCATCCATGATTCCATAGAATTGCGAATCGTAAAATCTTCATCATTAATAATAGTTAAAGACCATTGTGCAAAACTTCTATTGCCGGCAAATTTAGTTTCACGTCCAAAGTAATACATTGGTACTGTATTAATTGTTGAACCTGGTAACTGTGCTGCTTTTGCCATAAATGTGGTTTTTTGTCCAGCAGCTGCGCCGTTGGCCACAATGGATGGAAATGCTAAAGAGACTGAAAACAGGTTGGGACGAGCACCGTCTCCAACCATATTTGCTCTAAATTCTGCTACGTTGAATGCCATTGTTTTCTCCTATATCGTTGAATTATTTATTAGAATTGCCCAACGACTTCACTAAAATCAACACCAGTTCTTACTGCAACAAAGTTCAATTGAATGTAATTGATTGACCGTGCTGGTTTAATATATATGTCGCCCACAAACTGGTTAGCATCAACGACTTGTGATGTATTATTTGTAGCGTCACAAACAACACGATAGTCATAGATACCACGGCGACCTTTAACATCTCTTAAGAATGGAGTTACCAGAGCAACAAATTGATTTCGAGTAAAGTCATCATTGAATTCAAATAATGAGAACTTAGCTGCCTGTGCAATTGTTTTTTCTAATACGATAAACAATCTGCGTACATTGATACGGTCAAAAGCAGATGGTTTAGATTGTAGAGTTTTATCTCCAAACAATACTGTTCCTTGTCCTGGGAATGTACCTACTGGATTAACACCTATAGCATAAATTGTATCTCTTTGTGTTTTAGTAGGATTCCATGCTAATTTAACAGCATTTTTAATTTGACCACGGTTAAATCCAGCAGGAGAGAACCAAGGATCACGAACAGAATCAGTAAACACACATAAACCAGCGATGTCACCATTGAGTGGAACATAACGATATGTGTTGTTATACTTATCAAACATATATTTCCAACCAGAATCAGCAACAGCATATGTTCCAGCATTGCTTTGTCTAGCCAAACTTGTAATCCAAGACCTAATGTTTGTTGTTTCATTACCAGATTGACCAACTACATCAGAATATCTTGGTGAAACAAAAGCAATACAGTCTTTACGAGCTGAAGAAATATTGTCAATAGCGTATTGTTGTACAGTTACACTTGCACCACCTGTAATAACTAAAGAAATGTCTACTTCATCAGAGTTGGTGAATAGACCATAAGATGATATTAAATTAGCATCCGTTACAGGTACATCAGAACCACCAGATAATGAAGAATTAGTACCACTCATAGTCTGTAATGTGGCAAAAGTTTTACCTGCTAGTGTAGTGCCCCAAGTGGAACTAGTTGTAGAGTAACTT